TATAGAAGTCACGATAACCAGTAATGATTTTCGTGCCGTCTTTGCGAGTTTCTTTTTCAAACTCACGAATCTTTTGGATGTTTAGTGGATCAACGAAACGAAGTTCAAGAATTCCCTTCTCAACCTTCTTCTCGTCGCTAATAATGTGAAAGTATATTTTACCGTCCACATACCAACGACGAAACACTTCGTAACCCTTGGTTTCAAACTGCATGACACGAAGAATGTTTTTAAATTCTTCTTGTATTCTATCTTTGATAGGCTCACCAACTTTTAGATCGCTAGTGAAGAAAATCTTTACAGGAGAACGCTTGCCTTCACAAACAATTGCTTCGTTCACAACATCGTCAATTGCTGTTTCACAGATGGGATCCATTGACATTTCACGGTATTTGGCTACTAGTTCATAATCGTTACGAACCGAACCGTCAAGATCCACATATTGACCGTAGAAGCCGCCTGCTTCGACTGGAATAGCACCATCGTCCGTAGTTGGAACTACGAAAGATTTTAGTGCTTTGAAGTCGCTTTGCTGCTTCTTCGACCGCTCAATTTTTAAGCCGAAGAGTTCCATCGTATAAAAACTCCTTTAAGAATTAACAGTATCAGGTAGTAACGCCCTGCAACTCATGGTATTGGTAAGACAAGACCACGCCGAATTCCGAGATGTTTGTCTTGGAATCAAAGTTCATTTCGTATCCCTGAATGTCCTTAGGCCATACACCAACCATCTTGTAAGTACAAATTGGATTGCCTTCACGAGTTAGTGGTTGGATATACCAGTCACAAAGATACGATGCCATATTGTTTGGGCCAACATTGCCCTGATAGGAGTTAATTATGTTAGACCATGACTCAAAGGCTTTACGAAGGCTGTAGTCGCCGTCGTTATAGCACTTGATAGTCCAGTCTGCGAATTCACGATCTCCACCATACTTTAGTTTTCTTCCCATGTAGTTTACTTCAACCTGTCCCAAGGTAGCAGCAGGAATACCTGCTGAACGGCAGAGGAAGGAAACCGATGAAGAAGGATTGTTTAGACCAACAGCAGCAGCAGTGTTAGTGATTGCACCTGCAACTGCTCCACCAAACAAAGCACCAGCAACGCTAGCAGCAGCATTGATTACGCCTGTTGCTGTTCCAGGAAATACACCCGAAACTAGGTAGAGATTGTCTCTTGCACCGCCGTTAATTAAATTTGCTCTGAAAGCGTCTATGCTAAACTGACTGTATGCCATTTAGATCTCCTGTGTCTTTATGGGGAACCTACTTTATTTAGGCTCCTACTTCCTCGAACGAAACGCCAGTCTTGGTAGCAACAAAGTTCAATTGGATGAAATTGATGCTACGATTTGGCTTCACATAGATGTCGGCAACAAACTGATTGCTGTCGATAACTTGTGGTGTGTTATTTTTCTCATCGCATACAACCTTGAAATCGGTGATACCACGACGAGCCTGAACATCACGGAGGAACGGTTCAACAAGTGACTTGAACTGTGCTCGGGTGAATGCATCATTGAACTCAAAGAGGCTATACTTAGCAGCGGTTGCAATTGCCTTCTCCAACACAATGAAGAGACGACGAACATTGATACGATCAAAGGCTGATGGACGAGTCTGAGCAGTGCGATCACCGAACAGGATTGTGCCTTCGCCTGAGAAAGTTACCACAGGATTTACGGCGTTTGGATAAATTGTGTCTCTTTCAGTCTGAGTTGGGTTGAAAGCCAACTTGATGACATTACGAATTTGACCACGGTTGAAGCCTGCTGGCGAGTACCAAGGATCATTTGTAATATCTGTACGAACACACAATCCTGCAATATCACCGTTCAGCGGAACATAACGATACACATCGTTGTATGGATCGTACATGTACTTGTAACCGCTATCAATGAAAGCGTAGTTGTTGTTGCCGATTGCGTTTCTCAAGGTTGAGCAGTTTGCCAACTTGGTTGATGACGATTCAGCCGAATTCTTGTTGGGAACTGATACGAAGGCTACACAATCCTTTCTAGCCTTGGCGATATCGCAAACCTGCTGTGCTTGGTTGCCTGTTAGTGGGCCACCGAGAAGCAGAGCGCAATCAATCTGATCGGGATCAGCGAACAACTGATATCCGTTTGTTCCGCCAACCAAATCTGATGCTCCTGAGAATGCACCGGTTCCTCCACCCATCTTGGCGTAATATGCACCACCTGAGGTGTAGTTGTCGCCGCTCTTGGTGAATCCTACAATGCTAGAACCACCTGCGGTGAATCCAGCAGTCATACCAGTCTCAAACGCAGTCTGTGAGCCGTTCACTACGATATAACGAGACTCTGCATTAATTTTTGTCTTGAAGTAGAGCGAAGTTCCGTCTGCGTTAATTGCACCAGGAATCATTGAAAGGCTATCGTATTTTTCCAATACGGTATTTGGTGTTCCGCTAAACTTTCCGTCTTTATCTACAACAACAAGATGGAAAGCATCGTTGCTTGCTGATAGACCTAGACGATCTGCGTAAGCCGATTGAGTTGCGATACTACCAAAGAGACTCTTGAATGCCCAACTTCCGAAGGTTGCACCTGCACCACCTGTAGTTGCGCCACCACAGAAATCTACCCATATGGAGTTTCCGAGTTCGCCTGCATAACGAGCAGCAAATGTGCCGTTAGTTGTGGTTGTTATATTTTGAGCGTCACCAGGCTGCTTAATCAAGGTTGCAGCAAGATTGCTTGGTGTAGCGTTCTTTGCAGCCTGCTCGTCTACACCGCGAACAATTTTAATATTGCTGCCGTATCCGAGATAGTTTGCTGCTGTGAACCAGTATTCGTAGTTTCCGTCTCTAGGTAGGCCGTAAAGCGCACCGAGTTCTTGGACTGTGCTGATTAGAACGGGTAGACCCACAGGGCCCCATTCAAACAAACCAGCCATACCAGCGGCAGTTGTTGCCACGGATGGGACAATTGTAGTAAGATCTTTTTCAGTTACATTTACGCCAGGACTTAGTTGGAATGCCATCTATCAATCTCCTTGTTAAGGATGAAGAACTTTTAGGTTTCGTTGTATATTTAGCAAAATAGGTAGTTAGGGTTTACCAAGACCCATTCGGGTTTGCCCCACTCTCCCATTCGCTAAAATAAGTGTTTTTAGGGGGTTTACCCTCTCTGCCAAGATCAATAGCGTCTTGATCCATGCTGTCTAATTCTGAACTTGAGAATCCAAATGGAAGCAGGTCTTCCTCCATTTTTCTAATTTTTTCTTCCATAAGTTTTCGTCGGATATCGGTATTTACCAAATCTCGGAAATACGATTGTGTGGATAGCCAACAGAACAACACTAGACACGATACCAGATCGTCGTTATAGCCCTCAGAGGCTCCGTAGGAGGCTTTCTCGCTCACAAAGGTAGACAACTCGGATATCACATCAAAGTCGGTTAGAATGATCTTATCGCCCTCCACCATTTCCTTTAAAACCAAACAGCCAGTTTTTTTAATTTGGTTGGACATCTTGACACCATACTGAACTCTACCTACACCGAAGCCTGTGGCTCGTTGACCCTTTTTACCTTTAATGGTGGTGGTAATTAGATTTTCATACTCCAACTCTTCGTGAAGAATATCTGATACCTGTTGTCCAGTATCGTTCATTTCCACCAACAGATGTGCTTCATTGTAGCGATGAGCCACACTTGCAATCATGTTGGGAAGCAACATTACAGGCATGGTATTGTTTCGGAATCGGGCTACAATCTGATACGGCATTTTTGTAACATCCAAAACAATAAAAGCATGATAGTCTAATCCTATCGCTCGTGAAGTATCAACAGTTATGGTATAGATGTGATCTTTTTCAGGTTCCTTATAGATCATTAATCCTTCAGGAGTAGCAGCCTTTGGATCGTCATACGCAAGAGAGGAAAGTTTTGTGGGGCGAATCAGAGTATCTTCTGATCCCAAGAATTCACATTCATACTCGGCTAACCATAAACGCTCGGAACCTAAAGCCCTCTTTGTGGTTTCTTTCCATGCTTCATCTCTGCCGGGAACTTCCCACCATTTAACTTCAATAGCCTTGTAAGGATTTCTACCTGCTAACGCATCCTTCCAAATTTTGTAATACATGTTCATACCTTTGGGGGTAGACACAATTACAATCTTAGAAGTCTTACCCGATGAAATGGTTGGATATACGGATGCAAAGAATTCGTCAGCAATATTATTAGGAACGAATGCAAATTCGTCCAACATGATGTAGTTGAACGAGTCACCACGAACAGCGGTTGCAGATGTTGACGAGGCAATAATCTTGGAGCCATTTTCAAACTTAACAGAAGTTTTGTTCCATTCCACCACACCCTGCTTCATCCACATGGGTAGGCGTTCATACGCTAGTTTGATACGATCTAAAATTTCTGTTGCAGTCTTCTGCTTGTTGGCTAGAACGGCTACCTTATAGTCGGGAGTAAATTGAGTCATGTGTAGAATATCTCCTGTTACACATGAAGTCTTTCCTGTCTGGCGAGGAAACTTACAGATGGTAAAGCGATTTTCACGAACTTCTTTTATGAATCGTTTCTGAAAGTCGTAAAGATCAAACAGGATTGGGCCTTTGTCTAGTGAGCGAATGTAAAAGTAATGAGTAAGAAAATAACCCAAGTCTTCAGAGCATTTAACATACTCCTCCATTTGTTCGGGAGTATACTCAATCTTAACTCCAGGCCCTTTAAGCAGAGCGTTGCCAAGATACGCAATACCTGTTTTAGGAGGCATCTATAATATCTCCAGGCGGCAACTCTTTGGTTGCACTTTCTAAATCTTTTCGGGCACGAAGGAACCGCGATAGTTCGGCAGTATTTCCCACAAAGATATTGTTGTTTGTGGTGGTTACACTTCCAACAGCCTTGAGTGCATCTTCTTTCTTGATGTCTTTCAACTGCTTGTGCAGATGCATCAATTTATTATTTGCTTCTAGTGTTGCTTGAATTAACTGTGCAGCAACTTCGTAGGCACGAGAACTCTGAGTTTCAGAGGCTACCTCAAGAACGCCTTGAATTGCATCTTCAGATTGTATAATGATGCGTTTAAGATTATCACGAACTTCCCGATAATCTCGGTCAGCATCGGAATTGCCTGTTAGAGAAGAAGATATCTTGACAGGTTCTGATGCAACAATCTTTTCGCTTCTTTCAGGTAACTTTTCCCCAAAAATAGCAGCATCCAAATTCATATCAACTTTTGATTCACCATTCATAACCACTCCAATCAATTATCAAGGAAATTCTGTAATCACCGTCTGTGCTGTCGGGCCCTCAGGAACATACGATCCTGCGGTTACTCCTGCGTTTGGATATACACGAATGTTTGCAGCAGTTAGTCCTGTGTTTGTTAGTATTATGTTTATACCACGCAAAGAACCTGTTGTTCCTGTGCCACCATTGAGACTGACACCACCAGTATCTGTAATGACTCCCGTATCGCGGATTGGGCCATACAGATTGATCTTTGATGTGAATACTAGTGTTGCGTAAGTTAGTTTTCGCAGATCGTAGTTGCCGTAAGAACCATCATCACCTTCGCCAATATTGCAACTCTTGAACACGATAGGCACATTCACATTCTGATCTATCTCATTCATTTTTATAGAAAGAGTATATTCAGGCTGAAAGTATGGAAGAATTTGTTCTATAATTTGCAAAGCATCTTCGGTATTCTTGGTCATAATGCCAAGAGTCAAATCCATGTTGTACGGAACCTTTTCGTATCGGCTTTTTACCGTACTTGAATTCTTGTACAGAACTGTTCTGTTCATTGGATTTAGTTTACGAGATGGATCGTAATTAATATTTGAAATTTCAAACGATAAACGAGGCAGATAATTTTCTATACGAACTTTGTTTGCATCAAAGTCAGTTCCAATACGAGCAAGACGACGAATGAATTTCTGTTGTGGCCCATATCCGATAGGAACTTTAATGCGCTCCACCTCATCGTTATTGTCATCTAAACGAGAAATGTAGATATCGTTGAATAGAGCACCGAATGCTACTACCACTTTTCTTATTGTTTGATGGTAAAAGTGTTCAAACATCTATCACGGGTCTCCAAACGGATGTTTCTCAGAGAAGTTTAGATACTGATCTGCTTCTGTTTGAATCTTTGTGTTTGTATCGTCTATGTAATCGCCAAACTTGTCGTTAACTGCGCTTACTGTTCTATACAAACTATTATCAGTCTTGGTTACATAGAGCGTCGTTCCACCCGAGGATGCGCTCCACTCACCATATACATCAGTGAGTACAACAGTATTTGGATTGGTCGCGTCATAGGAAAGAACGGTCGCTTTAGCATTTGCGTTCGCCACACTTCCCGTGATTGATCCGTTTGTATACTGGTATACTGTGTCGCCTTTTCCAAAAATTGCTGTTCCACTTGTTGCTCCTAGAGAGAGGGTAATACTGTAAGCATTGATGTCCCCGACCACATCGATCTCGGGGACTCCAGTATCCATCTTTTCCTCGCTGTATTGGAACAGTTCACATGTGAGTTGGAAAGAAAGCAATTTGCCTAGACTGTAGAAAGGATTTTCATGTTCTACAAACTTGATTTCAAATAAACCGCTATTCAACGGTAAAAACAGTAAATCCCCTTCTACGGGTCTGTCCAACCCGGTTTCACGCTTGAATCTTTTTCGTGAAACTGTAAATTTCACACTGTCCCGTATCTCGAAGCCAAACTTGGTAAAAGTATCACCGCCCTCAAAGGCGGTGGTTGTATCCATATACATTTCAATCATCTTGAACTGAGAGAATCTAGAATATGGAGCCTCACCAAAGAAGTCGTCACGATGCACCATCGTTCTAGGTAGATAGTATATTTCCATACCGTGAATCTTGATTGCCTCAACGGTTAGGTCTTCTATCAGATTCTGTTCAGGTAAATTCTTAAACTTATTGAAGTACGGATTTAATGCCACAGGTTATCCCATCATAAAGTCGGTTGGCAACTCGTACTTCGCCACTATTTCTTTTTCAATCTCATCCACTTCAGTTTTTGCTTCCGACACAAGTTTATCACCATTAAAAGTAATATCACCTGGAAGTTTAATGCCACTATACTTGCTTAAATTGATACCCCATTGCTTTTTGATAAGAGCAGTGAGATACTTTTTCAACATGCGATCCTCGTATACTTCCGTGTAGACTCGTGGATCAAGAATACGATACGCTTCAATGATAAAGTATTGACCAGGATTTACAAACTTCCAATCCATGTTTACATACAGTTTGTTGGTGACACGGCTAAAATTCACCATTTTCTCTGGCGACAGATACTGACGCAAAAGAGATAGGTACTGTTGTGTTAGATCGTACTGAACCAAGTCAATGGTTCCAAAGGTATACAAATCATTTAAAGCGTACTGATAGCGAACATCAAACATGCCTACAGACTGTGCTGTAATGTGAAATATCTTTGTTACGCTTGTGATAAGGTCTTCTAGAAGAATATCAGCAGCGGTTGCATCCTCAGAATTTCCAAAAGTTTTATCTGCTGTTTGAAAACCAGGATTGTCTGCTTTAATTGAAATATAGCGATTAGCAATATCTTGAGGTTGAATTTGATATTTTAGATATACCTGTTCTACACCGTCAAAATGATACTCGGAAAAGAAACGAATAGCATCATCAACGCGATCCTGAACTTGATCGTCGTCTACATTCACTTCAATTACAGGCGAGCCTAAAGCCCGCAAGCAGTAATCAACTAATTTCTGTCTCGTCCTGACTGAGGGCATCTGTGTTCTCCGAAGGGTATTTAGCCTTTATTGCTTTTCTTAATTTTTGAATTCCTTCTACGCCCGAATCCTTTTTGGATTTCTTTTCTATAAGATTTTCCCACATAGCAACAATCAAATCGGATAGAGGAGGATACTCATCTTTTCGGAGTTCTCTATACGATTTCTCCTCAACCATCATGGAATCGGTTTCTGCAATCTCTTGGTTCAAATAGGTTTCTAAAGAACCGTTTGCTCGCTTCATATCATATAAACGACGGAAGTAGCGTTCGCCTTCATCCCATTCGCCAGCAATTTTGTATTGCTTGCTTGTGGTTGTTATGGTTCTGCCGACTCCCTGCTCGTAGCGCAAATGAACAGTATCCATAGGCTCAGAATACTGTGGTTCTAAAGCCAAGAATACCTTTCGTTTAATCACCACTCCGTCTATGGAGAAGTCGCCAGATTCTAATCGTTCAAATCTCATGGTTTATTAGGCTGCGAATGGTGGTGGAGGTGGTGAAGTGCCGAGATCTGCGAATGCAGTGCTGGGAGATCTACTATTGCGTGCAACAACGATTTGATTGGCATTTGGAGCACTAGCCTTTAAAGTCATGCTGCCTGTTGCGCCTACTGCTATAGTACCAACACCAAACAAAATTGTGGCTCTACCGTTTGAATCTGGTGCTCCAATAAGGAATGCATTTCCAGCAGTTCCACCAGTTGGGCCTGTTGGGCCTCCTGTTGATCCTACACAGAAATTGCACAATCCTGTTGCACCAGTTAAACCTAACACATCATCTCCGCCTCTGACGGTGAGATCGGAATTTCCTGCAAAATAGAAGCCTGCTTGAAATCGGTTGGTTATAAGATTTGCTCGTGAGTCTTCCACTTTCATTATAGAGTCGTTCATCAAACCAATTACTGCATTATTAATTGCTGTGCTGATTCTTGGATTTGTTAATTTGCCTTTAACATTGATAACCGCACCATTATGACTAAACATAGCGTAAGTATTTGCCGACAAAATTGGATTTTCCATCAATATTGCGGCACTGTTTCTAGCGTATGCACCAACACCGTTTTTAGAAATGATTGGCGCAAAAGCATTGATATCACCACCATCAGCGTATAGTGCTGCACCGTATACAGGCCATCCGTAGAATGCCATGTTTTCGCCTACAGTAACGCTTCCTTGATCTAGTGCCATAACAGCCTTAGCCATTTCACTTGTATTCGTTGCTCCTTCAAAGGATACTACGAAAGGCAGACCGTATGCCGACAAACCTAGACTCAATTCGCCCGACTTTACAAGATATCCGCTACAATCTCGGAAATTTACTGATACGGTATACACATCAACTTGATTGAAGTCGCCTGTGATTCCGCCTGTAATGTAACCTGTAAAGATGTTTGCACCGCTAGCACCAAACGGAACACCAGTATACACTCGTACCGAATTTCCTGTAACCGAATCTACTTTATAGACACCTGCAAGAGATTGATGTCCTGTGGCGGATGCTATAAGTGGTAGACTGAAATACTCGGGACGAATACCAATGTAATTGCCTGCCACAATATTGTTGACATTCATATAAATGTCAATCGCCAAAACATTTCGTCCAGTATTACCCAAGGTTGAATTCAGATAGTTGGCAGAGATACCCACAGGAATCTTTGTGAAGTATGATCCCGTGTATCCAAACACATTAACCTTGCAACCATCAACCACTTGTGTAACATCCGATTGGAATACGGTATTTGCTGCATTCTTTACAAGAGCAATGTTAGTTTCCTTTGGTGGCACAAAGTAATTGTCTACAGTTACATTTCTAACTGTATCACACAAACTGATGTATCCGCTTGCTCCCTTGCAGTTTCCACCGCATGGAGTAGCAGTAAGAGACATAGAGTAGATGAAACTGTTTTTAATGCTTGCAGCAGCGTAAACTGGATCAGTTTCTTGTGCAGTTTTCTTGCTGTAAGTTCCTTGCATAGCCGAGAACAAATATTCGGAAGAGGTTGGATTGTTTGGATCAGTTGATCCGCCGTAAGGCTGTGTTTTATCAACAGTTGATCCTTGATCGGCAACAACGCCACCATCATCACCTGTGCTTAAATCAGGAACATCTCCACCTCCTGCTGTGGTGTAGATGGTCGTGCTATCATATCTTTGAATTGCAGCCGTTGTCTTGATTGGAAGTGGAGTTAATTGGATTGCATACAATTGACCAGAAATCAATCCGCCTTCCCATCCTTCAGCAATAGAACCCGATCCAATTCTTCCTGTCACCATAGCAAAAGCAGTAACACCAAGAGATGGTGCTGAATATGTGTATTTACCGTTAAGGTAGAATTGAGCCACATAAGAGTTGTCGGATAGACTTCGGACAGTCATCTGAACAGCCTTCTCTTGGCGAGCAACTTGATTTCCGTTACTGTCAACAGTTATATTTTCAGAACCAACCTTCTTTAGCAGATCAGCCGTATCTACACCATAATAATCTTTGGAAGCAAACTGCCAAAAGCCAGAACCAAACCATCCCCAATATCCTTCATTTCCCGCACGATCTAGAGCCGAATCGCCTTGATAGTAATAGGTAAGAACGCCAGTATTAACTCCATTTGATCCAGTAGCACCCTTTGCACCTGTTGCGCCTGTTGCTCCCTTAAAGCCATCTGATGCGCTAGGAATAAGCAGTACCGAGTACATTTCGCCTTCTACAAAAGTACCCATAGATGCAAGAGTTTGACTGATTGGTAGTTTATAATAAGTTAGTGTTTCACCGGCTACAAACGAAGCAACTGGTGGTGCAGTATCAGTTCCAGGAGTTACTGTTGAATCGGGGCCTGTTGCATTAACAACTGTATATGGGCCCTTGAGCGACAGCACCGCAGAGTACGCACTAGGATTACGAACAGAACGAATAAGAGCAATGGCTTGACGCTGCGAGTTTGTGTTACTCATAGCAGCCGTAATATAATCTCCAACTCCTACTCCGTAATATTCTTTAGAACTCAACACCAAATCATTGGTGACTGTTGTGTATTGTGACATGTATCCCACAGGAACCCTTGGTACACTTGTGAACGCATAGTGAAGTGCTCCAAGACCAACTCCTGTTGCGCCTGTTGCTCCCTTGGAACCTGTTGGGCCTTGTGCGCCTGTAGAACCAGTTACACCGTTAGCACCTCTTGGGCCTACTTCAATTCCAGCCATTCCTGCGTTGCTACGAAACCGAATAATCCAGTTTGTAGCCATGAATGGAGGCATGTTTTCGTGAGCATTCGCACCACCTGTTGCACTTGTTGTTGGCGATATCGCTTGTGGAAACGAAGAAAGCGTGGCTTGTAGAGTTCCACCTGTTGATCCGTTAAGCAGATAAGATGCACTTCCTGAAATGCCTGCGGAATTCAGAAGAGGAATACTGTGACTGTGAGATGGAATCTCTGAACCAGACAACAGATGAGTTTCTTCGCCACCCAAATCTCCGAGAGTTCTTTTAGTCAATCCACGACCTGTTCCTGCACCCAAAGCCATACGACCACGAAGATCAGGAATAAAGAACTTATCTGAGGTATATCCTGCGGCTTCGCCAGCAATCAGCGACTTCAAGGTGATTTCAGTTCCAACTCCTAGAGAATTAAATGAAGTGCTGCCTGTGATTGACGCAAGGAACTTGAATGTTACATTGTTAGTGGTTCCTGTTGCTGAGTACGCCTGTACCACAGACTGATTGGAACCCCAAACCATTTTGAAAACATCGTTGGCTTCAATATAGTGATTCTTGGTTGATCCTGGTCCTTCTGTCGGAGGATCATCTATAGCGGTATCAAATTGCACAAACGCAGTTAGACCTGTGGTTGCAGTTCGTGTAATGGCATTAACGCCATACTTTTCGCCAATAATTGTATACAGATCATTGTACGGAGGATTTGTAGATGCTTTAGGTAGTGCATCACCCACACACAACAACCAGCCAGCAGGAAGTTTAGAACCGCCGCCAACATAAGGAACAATACTGCCAACCGGAGTGAATAGAGTCACAAACGGAGCAGAAGCCAATGGCAGAGAGTTTATAACAACACCATGATATCCTGAAGTTGGAATCAACAAAGGCTTTATGATGGTTGAGATTGTAGTATCGTATCCTCCAGTAATACCACCTGTTATAGAGGCAGACAGATAGTAAGTGTTGCCTGTTACTAGAGGAAATTTTGTTGAGGATGAAGTTGCACCTGTAGGGAAAGTAATTTCTCCCTGATACACAATAGTAACATCATTTCCATTTATTGATTCTACAATTCCAAGAACAGTAGATCTGGTATTGTTGGTTGCTATCGCAGCAACCAAATTTCCACTAGAATCAAGGTAAACAGGAGTTCCTGGTTGTAAATTGTGACCTGCTTGGGTATAGGTATCTTTAAGACCTACCTCACTTGGGGTGGGTTGAATATAGACACTACCAAAACGGTTAGAGCGAAAATTTGCCATTAGATCATCCTTTGGGTGCTTACTACATGCTATTTAGCACAGAAGAGTAGTGGCAAAATAAAAAAGCGACCCCGAAGGATCGCTTCTTTACATCTTTATAAGATTTGAAAGTTACGCCATTATTGGCTCACTCTGATTCACGATGCCTTCTGTTGCAAATTTAAGATTTGCTTCCAAACGCTCCTTCTGATCGGGTGGGAACCTATTTTCCTGTAGAAGACGCATTGAAGCGGCTCTAGCCTCTCTATAGTTCTCTGTCCAATAGGAAGCGATGGAGTATTCATCCAAAATCATCCAATCGTACACAGGTTGTGCCACGAACAAGGCTCCTTCAGGATACTTGATCTTTGCGGCTTGCTTGGCAAAGCGATAAGCCTGGTCAAAACGACCTGATAGACGGCAAACTCGGGCAGCAGCCCAAAGACTCTCGGCACGCCACGGAGCGGCTTGGAATGCTTGGAAATACGAAGCAACGATATCATCAATTGAGTGCTTCAAGATTTCACGAATTCTACCAACTTGGAACAGACTGTAGAACACTTCCTCGTTCCAACCACCAAGAGATGCTCTCTTGAGATAAGCCTCAAGAGACTTTTCCCATTGCTGCGAGTCACGATACGACTGAGCAAGATAGAAGTGGTAACGATTGAAATCCTTAGGATCAACCTCACCCTTCAAGGCTTCTTCAAAAGCCTTGGCATCATCAGCATACTTTGTTGGATTCTGCGAACGAGCACCATCCTGAATGGGGGTGTTTGTAAAACCCTTAGCAAAGTCACGAGTCTTGATCTCGTCATGGCAATCCACATATTCGTGAAGAACGCCACGATAGTAGTAGCGCAACTTGTTGCTAGTCAACTGAGGACGGTGATAACGAGTGTTGCCGTAGAAAGCAAACACATTGTAAAGATCAGCAGTCAGAGAATCCTTAAACTTATCAGGATCAAAACCAGGATCAAATACAAGAACTTCATCCGAGTCAATCATCAAGCAATAGTCAATATCCTTGTTGGCGTAAGCAAGTTCAAGAGCCTCACTACGATTGTGTCCAAAGTTCTTCCAAGTACGCTCGTGAAGTTCACCAGGAATTCCTACATTATCAAAAAACTTCTTGATCTTGTCTTGAGTTCCATCGGTTGAACCAGTATCAACAATCACCCAGTAGTCAATAACAGGAAGAATAGAAGCCAAGCAACGCTCAATCACCTTGGATTCATTCTTCACAATCATGCACAGACTGATTTTTTTCTTTGCAACAGTATCAGTGTTTGCCATTTTATTCTCCATAATTATGTGCTTTTAAAGCACCCGTATTTAGTCAACGATTTCTGAATTTTTCTTGTTTATTGTACAAATCGTCATCAGATTCATTACGCCCAAATCTTTCCATTAACTCATTGGAATTTACGCGCTTACGATTTTTCTTATTTTCTGACTTGCGATTTCTGCGAGAAATTCTATCTTCCCAACCACCGTAATCATCATTACTCTTGCCCATTTCATGCCTCCATAGGAATTCTAATAGGTCTGCTAAGAAGACCTGGGTAAGCCTTCTCTGCTAGTTCTTTAGGTACGCTTGGAATGTTTCTTTTAATAATACCTTCCAAGACCTTGGCTTCTTTGTCTCCAAGAGCCTCAAGCATTTGAATTAGAAGAATACCTTTTCTATCTAAATTAATACGAGACTCTTTAAGAAACATGTAGAATCGTTTGTGTTCCGAATACAAAGAAGTTAGAGACAAGCCTTCAGGCGACATGTCTGGTGTATACGGAGGAATCTTATCTGTAAAAAAGTTTAGATTAGGAGCATAAGCCCAATGAAGAACATCTTCCATTGCAGGCGAATAGTTCTTACGCAGCAAATTGATTTTTTGATCTTCAGTTTCTGCTTGATTTACCAAATCCAAAATTTCACTGATGTTCAGTCTCATTGTATTCTCCTGTTCATTTCAACAATAGTATTTAGCATGCTTTTATTTGTACACAATCAAAATAATAGTTTCATCATTTGTTCGTCCTGTTGCTTCCTTTTCATCTGTTTTTAGAGCATCAAAGGCATTCTTAAACGCACGAATACCAACATCACCCTTCACAGACGACAGGAACTCTTTAGGCTTACGAACCTTCTTAGTCTTGCAAGTTTTCGGATCAACTCCCTTGATTGTAGTTCCGTCTACATCAAGACCATCAACCGTTTCTGCTTCAAGGATACTTACATCACGAGACTTTGTATTAAATAAAATCACCTTTGATGCACCAATAATCCGTGATGGGTGAATGGAAACAATACCAAGTTCAGTATCTTCCTTACGCCACTTCATCTTCTTTACACGGTCAATAGGAGACTTCCTACGCTTTACACGACGGATGGTGGGTGCAGCCTTCTTTACTTCACGGAATGCAGCCACGACGCTTGTAAGCCATTCCTGATACCGTCTAAGAATAGGCTTCTTAAAGAATGAGTATCCTTCCTTCAACTGTTCGTCTGCCTTACCACTAATGATAAGATTGATATCACCCATCTGTCGTTCAAACCAATCCGCAATGATGACGGATTGCATAGGCTTAACCTTGTGAGCATCAATAAAGTCTTGAGGCTTCCAATCAATTTTCTCGCCTGTAAGAATCTTGTCTACAAGCAGTTCAAGTTCTTCAATAAGTTCGCGCACCTGCTCGCGCACATGGTCGCGCACACTCGGTCTACCAGAGGCAACGGCTTCTTGACGAACCTGCTTGCCCTTAGAGATCAGATATGTGATGCACTTTTTCAAATCGCTGATCTGCTTGTCTATAAGAGGCGCACCCAAGGTGAGCATGCGAGCGATTGGCCCAATACTCATACCTAAGCGCAAACCATCCACCTCATCAGGATAGATGCTTACATCCGACAACTTTTTTACAAATGCAATATTAGCGGCGGAATATTTATTTTTACTCATCCACTCTACCACCCACTTTTTATAATCGTTTTCGTCAGCCATATTGTGATACCATTGAATGGCTCTACAATACTGTGTGGCTACACGAAGATCGGTAGGGTCTTTTGGCAGGTGATCCCAAGGTGGCTCGTCGCCCCAATACTGTTGTTCAATTTTGTTGCTCATGGCTATACGATAGTAACATGGATTTTTTCTCTGTCAACCCTTGACAAAACTTTTTGGTGTAGTATATTGTTGGCATGAAGCATTACTTGGCGGCGCGTTGCTGCCTACTATTTTAAGATTTGAGTTTTTAAAATGACCGAGACAGTTTTGACCCCTGGCACTAAGGTTTGGATTAGTTCGTGGGAGCGTGTAGGTATGGTTGTTCGTGTTGAGCGTGACCCGCGTAATGGGCCACAATACCTCGTATCTATCCACGATTCCGAGAACATTGAGGATACGCATCCATATATTCATAGGTGGATCAAGAATAATGATCTTGAACCCACTATGAGCAGTCAACGCAAGATTAAGTAAGGAGGATTATATGGGTAGAAATTCAAGTGCGGGGCATCCTGATCCTGACAACTACGATGATGATGAGCATCACGACTTTGAAGTTTATTATGGAGATATTGATCCTTCTGATGAGGATGAGATGGAAGAAACCTCAACAGATGACGATATTCCAAATCCTGAAGATTTTCAGGATGAGATTGCTGAAGATGAAGACCCCAATTTTTATTGGGATTACGAAGACGACGGTTCAGTTCCTGATAGGAACGACGACTAAATCACGGGTGTGATTCTTACCACATTAGCCTTGCTTCGGCAAGGCTTTTGTGTTATAGTGGAGACAACATGATACGCAATATCGGATACGCCTGTGTAAATCTAACGATGAACCAAGGCTTGAAAAAGAAAGATCAGATTACCACAAGTAGAACCTTGCGGATGTCCAACTTTAGTTTGGA